AGTACAGAATGGGTTTTTAGTAATAACCGGCAATACTCCATTAAGTTTTGTAACTCGAAAGATAGGAGGCGGCTCTAATATAAACGTCCAAAGCGGTGATGGGGAAACAAATGATGTAATTATTAATTTAGCAGATTCTCTAGTAGGATTATCCAGTATTAATGTAGGTAATCTCTTAATCTCGGTAAATACCATTACTACGGCAAGCGGGAGTGAGGATATTAACCTCGCTACTGTAGATGATGGAGTAATCAATTTAAATAGTACTCAAATTGACAATGTCGGTAATATGACAATACCGGGGAAGATTATAAATCCTGCTACTGCTAAGGCTTATTGTTTCTTTTACGATAATAATGCCCCGACTAATAATATCCAGATAGAGAGCAGCTTTAATATAGCCTCGGTTAGCGGAGCGCAAGGGTCATATGTTATAACGTTTGCTACTCCTTTTCCTGATGGTAATTATTTAGTATTACCGGCATTAGCACGCGGAACGGAGGTCATAGCGCCGTTTCAGGTGTTCTTTAGGTCTAGATCAGCGACGGAGGTCATCATTTTTGCAACCGATACGCTCGGTAATTTACTTCCTGTACTTGATGGCGTATCTGTTGTGGTATTTGGTAGTTAATTTTTAAAGAATTTAATCGAGAGAATATGTTATGTATGAATATCAAATAGAAGAAATATGCGCGCTATCAGCAAATAAATATTCTGTTGAAATATCTTTGGATGAAGATGGGTTATATAGTCTTATTATTGTGTTTGATTTCCCAAATGATTTTTTTGACGATTGTATTACAGGATATGCAACCAGTAGTCTAAAAAAGATGTTAGCCGATGACGATGATTTGTATTTAATACGAATAACTAGAATAGCTTTAGGTAATGAAAAAGTAAAAAATGATCTAAGAAAAGGAAAGAAAGCTATATTTAAAATTAATTATAAAAAATGGGTAAAAATATTTGATCAAATCCAACAAGAACAACTAGAATTAAAAAAGAAAAAGTTGGAGTTTATTTTAGCTCAAGGGATTGAAGATATCTAAACAACCCTAAATTAGTAGTACGATTTGCAAAAGTGGCACTCTTTTTGCTATAATATAATTAGATAGAAAAGAAGTCATGACTAGACGTTAAAAGGCGTAGTTTGTAGCTAAATCTTCTAAAAAGCTACCTCTGTCATTGCAAGATACAAAAAGGCTAGTTTTGAAACTTATCTATAACAAAGTTTATCGTCATAACTAGACGTTAAAAGGTCTCCTGAGCTTGAATTAGCTTATCTTTTTTTAAATTTAAAATATTTACGTTTTTTAATAATTAACAATATATGAGGAAATTATGTCTAACGGCATTAATAGACCTTATGGTTTGGAAGTAGTTCAGTCTCAAATAGGAAACGGCGGAACACAAAAACTAGGTCAATACTTTATTTACGCATCCGCTGACGGCTTAACCACGCAGCCAAACAGTATTTTTCAAGGTGATCCCATTAAATTTGTAAGTGCTCCAGGCCTTTCTGCCATGGCAGGAACGATAGCACCACAAAAGTTATCAGGTCCAACAAACGGATCAGCGGTACAACCTATTGCAACGGCAGAAGCAGATGCTTTCCTTGGGGTGTTCATAAGCTGCGCTTATACTGATGCAAATACCGGTATACTTGTAGAGTCTGATTACTGGCCAGGCGGTAGAGCGGTAAAAGCTGGCACACGTATTATTGCATATGTTAATGACGATCCAATGGCAGTATTTAGAGTTCAAGTATCAAGTTCTCTTGCAGCTGCAACAGGAATTACTTTTTTAGCAACCGGGTTTGGTTTTAATGCCAGTTTATCAGTAGCAGGAATAACCTTCACGGATCCTACTGCTATCGCTGGTGGTCAAAACCCCCGCAGCGGCAGTAATATATACGGCTCTGTTTACTATCTCGATGGCTCAACTTACTCAGCTACTACAGCAACCTTAGACGTAAAAATTATTGGAATTGATCCTGTAATTACCGGTAACGCAAATCCTACAGGATTAATACCGGGAGTAAATATGCCATTTACTAACCTACTAGTTAAATTTAACAAGCATATGTACGGATCAAGCGGCGTAGCAGGTCCAACGGCGTAGCAGGTCCAACAGCCGGAGTACCATAAGATTATGTCCATAATAACAAGCGGTAATATGCCGGCTCTTTTAAAGGAAGGATTATACCTACCGAAAGAGAAGAAAAAAACCTGTTATAAGGCAGGATCAGTAAAGAAAACTAAAACTAAAAACAAAGGTAATTAATTATGTCTATTATAACAACCGGTGATATTCCAAGTCTGCTTTGGCCGGGTCTTTATGAGGTAAAATCTCAGTATGATCGGTTTAAAGGGGAATATACCAAAATCTATGAACAGGCTAATTCTATCAAACATACTGAAAGGTTGGTTGATATTAGAGGAACAGGCTACGCTCTTGAGAAAACCCAAGGTGCTCCTATTAAAATGGATAGCATGGCTGAGCGGTTTATTTATGAATTTGTCCATCGGGAATTTGCTCTCGGTTTTCAGATTACCAATATTGCCATGGAAGATGATCTTTATGCCGATCAGTTCTTTAATGGTACTAAATCGCTTACTACTTCTTATGAACAAACCAGAGAAGTAGTAGCTATGAACCCTTTTAACCAGGCATTTAATACGGCAGCTACTTTGGCTAACGGACAACCTCTTTGCTCCTTTTCTCAGCCTTACGATGGCGGGGTTTATTCTAATCGCGTTGGGGCAAATAACAACGCTAATATTAATGTCGACTTTAGTGAAGTGGGTGTTGAACAAGCAGTAATACTAGCAGGTAAAATGAAAGATCAAGCAGGACTGCTAATTAATGCTCAAATTGAGAGATTGCTACTTCCACAAGATTTAATGTTCTCAGGTTGTCGGTTACTTGAATCTGTATTTAGAACAGGAACGGCTAATAACGATATAAACGCACTTTATAACATGAAAGCTATTCCGCAAGGTTATGAAGTAAGCCATTTCTTAACAAGTCCTAGCAACTGGTTTGGATTAACTAATGTTAAGGGAAGTCGTAAGCATTTTGTAAGACGTCCGCTTAAAGTAAACGTAACAACTGATCCCGTAACTGAAACCATGTCAGTACTTGCATCAGGTCGTTATTCTTTTGGTATGTTTACTCCTCTTGGGGTAATTGGCGCAACAGGTTCTACAGCTTAAACCTACAGGGATAAGTTTTAAAAATCTGTTAAAAAAAGAGGCACTAACTAAAAATAACTAGCTAGTGCTTCATACAATATAAATAAAAGGATAAATTATGTCTCAATTTTATGAATATAATTGGCCTGCTCCCATAGCAAACGGAATATCGCTTCTTCAAACACTTACCGCAAATATTCCGCTGCTGTTAAATGGTTCTTATGTTAACAAAACCACAAGAATAGTTAATTTTATTGATTTCGGTATTGTTCCAAGAATTACTCTTAATTCAGTGGCAAATCTTTCCGGTATTAATTTTCTTATTACCGGTTATCAGAATGGGGTTTTTATTAGTGAAACCTTAACTGGACCAAATAACACAACAGTTACAAGTGTCAACTGCTTTGATAGTGTGGTGCAGATAATTCCAAACAGTACTACAGTCTCTACCCTTCAAGTCGGCGTTGCTTCTGTTGGGTATTTTCCAATGATTCTATTAAATACCGCTAAGACCAATACTTCTTCTATAAGCTATGCCTTAAATATCGTAGCAGCAACAGTTAATCCTGCTACTTATCAGGTATTTTTATCGCTAAAGAATAATTTAGGTCTAGGGAAATACGATGATTTAACCGCCGCCGCTAATGGTAATTTTGCACCTCCAGCCGCCACTGCTACGGCATCTACATTAATACAGTATAATTCTTTAGCTTCCAATTTGCTCATTAAAATTGGCCCTAATGCAAGTAATTCAGTTCTTAAAGCTCAATTCCTACAATTGTAACTAAAAAGGAAGATAAAATGCCGGCAACTAGTGGAAGTTATAGTTTTAATAGCATAAAAGGAGAGCTGATTATCAGAAAGGCTTATGAGTTAATCGGCATGCCTCTTAGCATGGTAACTGCCGAGCAATATAATTCAGCACTTAATATTATTAATTTTATTTTAAGTGATTGGGCTAACTCTAACGTCAACTTATGGACATTAAAGCTAAATCCTGTTTTTTTAACTCCAGGACAAGCATCCTACCCTCTGCCGAGTAACATTACTAAAATATTTCAGGTATTCTTAAGAAGCAACGTAAGACAATTAAATGGAACACCGCAATCAAATACCGCAAATACTTATGATGGAAACGGCGGAGGAATTGCTGCTTATGCTTTTGATGGTAATCCACTGACAAGATGTACACAAGACGTTCAAAACGGCAATATTTCTTATGATTACGGTTTAGGGGTAACAAAGCAAATCAGCATTATCGGCATTCAAAGTTATGTTTCTAATCGTCCATATAGCTTAGTTTTAGAAGCATCACAGGATACGATAAATTGGTTTCCTGTTTTTACCCCTCCTCCATTATATCCATATCAAGCACATGTAATTTCATGGTTTTATGTACCTGATCCAATTTATGCAAGGGCATATAGAATTAAAGAAACAGGAGGATACACACTCGATATTGAAGAGCTTTATTTTAATAGTATAAGCCAGGATACTACAATGAGCGAGGTATCCAGATATGAATATTTAACCTATCCCAACAAATCACAAATCGGTAGACCTACTATTTACTACGTTGATTACCAGCGGACTCCATCCCTCTACATTTGGCAGACTGCTGCTCCAATGTATAATTTAATAATGTATAGCGGTCAAAGTAGTATAGAAACGCTAGAGAATTACACGCAAAGTATAGATATCCCATCATATTTTTATACTCCTCTAATATACGGACTCGCTAGCATGCTAGCAGCACAATACGCTCCTGAAAAAGAAGAAGGCTTAAAAATTAGATATCAGGAAACTTTAAATCCAGCAGTGATTAATAATACAACGGAAGTACCGCTTAAACTGGAGGTGTATAGTGACTAGCTTAAAAGTTATCCCTGTAAATACGCAAATGGGAGATTACGTTAGAAAGGACGTAATTGAACCTATTGGAACTTGTGATTATTCAGGGTTTCCTTTTAGCAGGTCTGATTTAGTTAAACAATATGAATGGCGAGGGAATCAGTTAGTCTGGACAGGAGCAATAGTCGGGCGTCCTTTTGTTGATGAGCCAAACGAGCAGAATAGACCACCGCAAATAAAAGGTGATCCGAAAGCCGTACAAAATCCTCGCCCATTTGGGATAGAGACCCCGCAAGGCCCTGAGGCAACTGGTAATAGCTCGCCTGTTATTTTAGAAGATATCAACTTTACAAGTGATGATATACCTCCTGTTTTACCTGATTTTGCCGGTCAGAGTGTTAGCAATATAGACGCACGAGAGCGTTTGGAATCGTTGCACCAAATTAAGTTCTAAAGTAATGGCTAATAATTTTAATCCGGGTTTTGATAGAGAAAAAGCAGCTTTTATAGCGCTAGCTAATAGAGGTGAAGGACTCACTCCAATTAACTATTTATATGCAAAAGAGGCTAGTTTTGAAAGTATTTTGTCTCCTGTTATTACCGGCGGTACTGCTGAGCTTTATACAATATATGCAACCGGTATTAACTCTGCGAGCATCACTAATACTGAAGATATTATTACTAATAGGCTAAAATGGAGTAATCCTTCTAATGATTATTATGTCGGCTTTACCGCCGGTAATCTAACCGGGAACACCATCTGGAGATTACCGCTGCAGGATGGAACTGACGGGCAAGTACTAGCAACAAATGGCAATGGTATTCTATCGTTTATCGATGCCAGCGGAGGATCAGCACCAAAGGATGCTACATATATCTTGCAGCAACCAAGTATCGATCTTCCAAACGCTCAAGCCTTAAATCAGCTAAATAATGGTTTAATGAAGAACAATGACGGTGTTATACAAATTGCTATCCCTGGAGAAGATTATTTAAGTACCGCCTTGCCTTCAGGTCAATTATTTATAGGTAATAGTTCAAATATTGCCACAGCGCAGCAAACCATTACCATTGATAACCTACCAAATTTAGGAACTACAAGCATTAACGTGCCTAATCCTCTTGATCCGATTAACCCTATTACAATTTCAGGAGGTAAAATCTGGCACGGCACTGATAGCAACAGACCGGAAGAATCTGATGCCTTATTAGTGTTAGAAGGAGATATTGCCTTAATTAATTTCAGGTTTTTTAGCGCTAATTTTATTCTTGGAAAAGGTAACAGCGTACTACAAACATTAATGCCGGGTTCACAATTTCTATCAAATCTCCCTAGCGGTTCCTGGATGCAGACAAGCAGCGCAGGAACAGGAGCGATCGTAGCAGCTACCATCCTAGAGAATCAACTATTGATGGGTGGTTTAAATAACGTGCCGGAAGCACGGCAAACTATAAATATTGCAAATCTACCCTCCTTAACTGATGGGAGGGTCTGGCAAGGGGACGCAGCAAATAGACCGGTAGAAGTCCAATTAAACCTTGCTCCAACCGATGCTACTTACATAATAAAAACTCCGAATGTCAATTTACCTGAAGCACAGGTTTTAGAGGAACTAGGGATAGGAATGGCCAAGATTGTTGCCGGCGGAGCTTTTGCAATTGCAATTGCCGGCGAGGATTATGCAACTATTCAGCAGTTAGAAGAAATAGAGCAGCAATGCCAGCAGTATGCAGAGCAAGCGGCGACATCAGCAGAGGAGGCGGCGTTATCAGCAGAAGAAGCAGCAGCGTCAGCAGCAGAGGCATCAGGGTCAGCGGTAGAAGCTACGGCTGCGGCGGCAGAAGCTACGGCAGCAGCAGCAGAGGCTACGGCGGCGGCAGTAGAAGCATCGGCGGCGGCAGTAGAAGCATCAGGGTCAGCGGTAGAAGCTACGGCTGCCGCTGCTGCAGCTACTGTTTCTGCTTTAGCTGCGGGAATTTCAGCAACTAGTGCATCAAGTTCGGCTTCTGATGCTCAGCAGTCGGCAAATAGTGCCGCAAATTCTTCCTCAAATGCCGCTGCTTCTGCTTCTAACGCTAACATTTCCGCTGATAACGCAGCAAACAGCGCAAACGAAGCTCAAGCCTATTTAAACACCCTTTTAAATACCGGATTAACTCTGCAGGGAGACGTAAGCGGTGGTGGCTTATTAAGTATGCCGATTGTTACTACGTTTAAACCTAATCCGGTATTTACCGGTAACAGCTCAATGACTATGCCGGCAGGTAACAGCATGCAAAGACCGAATGCGCTAATTCCTGGAATGATCAGGTTTAACACTTCACTTTGATTTTATGGTAAAATTTATTAAGAAAAATAAAAGAGAAAACATGAGCAATAACTTAAATGACCATAACCTAAAAGCGCCATTACCGACACCTACCGGAAAACCTGAATTTACCGATGGAATAAACTGGTTTACTTTAGCAACTGAAGATTGGGTGTTAAATAACATTGCTACGATACCTGCCTGTTTAGTAGGAACTATTAGTAATTTAACAGCTATTTATGCAAATGGTACTAATGGGACGGGAGCTACTTTAACTAATTCAGGAACGCAAACCGCACTTGTTATTGATGGAGTTGCTTTAGCTGAAGGTAATAGAGTCCTAGTTAAAGATCAGACAGCTGCTTTGCAAAACGGAATATATATAGTAACTAATATCGGTTCTACTACAACTAACTGGGTATTAACAAGAGCTGCCGACTTTGATTCTCCGTCTCAAATGGTTAGAGGTGATGTAATTAACATAATTAGCGGAACAGTAAATGCCGTAACTGCTTGGATGCTTACCGGAGCCGTTGCAACTGTCGGTACGGATAACATTGTTTTTGCCGAATTATCGGAAAACAATATTGTAAGCATTGAGGGCAGCGCTAATCAAATAATAGTTACTGTAAATAATAACATAGCCACAATTAGCATTGCACCTAATCCTATTATACCAGGTAATGCAGGTATTACAATGCCTGGCGGCTCTACATCCGAGCGTCCTAACAATCCATTACCCGGTACTTTAAGATTTAATACAGAAATTTAAAATGAGCAAAAATAAAAGAATATTAACAAAACAAAAACCACAAGCTCAGCAAATTGTTAAGCTCGAGTATTATGATGGAGTAACGTGGCAGACTCTTAGCGATGAAAGTTACGTAGAAGATAAATCATTGCAAATATGTTGGGATTTATTAAACGATGATACGGAGGTAATATGGCAACCACTGTAATTGTCGGAGGTATAAAACCGAATTTAAAAATCTTAGGAGATACACAAAGATTTTTATTTGAATATCCTAATGGAATTTTGAGATTAGAAAATATATTACCGATAGAATCTAATGTCATTAATTTAGACCTCGATCTACTCAATATTCAGGAGAAGGGATATAGAGCAGGTTTTTTTTCTGACTCTAGTAATATTAATGGGACGTTTCATTTAAGTTCTCTAGAATATCAACAAAATCAGCAAAATTCCGGTATAATTGGAAGTTTTTTAATGACTTTTAATGAAAACAGTTCGGATCAATTTTTATTCTATAAAAATATAAATGTTAATAATAACAGAATCTCTAATGTTGCGACTCCTGACGCAGACACAGACGCCGCTAACAAGATATTCGTAGTAGAGTACGTAAACTCTGTTTTACCGGTCAATACTGTTTCTTTATTAGGTGATATTACGGGGTCAGGAGTAACAGGAACACCTATCAATACTTCTTTAAGCAATGTGATTAATAAAACTACAAATCAGATTTTTAATTATACCGCTACCGGAAGTACTGCTGCAAGCTTTGATTTTGATTTAACTATTCCTAATAGTACTAACAAAACATTAAGATTCCGAATGAATAGGAATAATACTAGTGATGGAGCAGGTTATGAATTTCAGTTTTATGCACCAACAAATGGAATAGATACTCTTACTTTTGGTTATAATTCAGGTAGTCAGTTCGGGGCTATCTATTCTATAGCTAATAATGCACAGGTTATTAATTATAACTATGCACTCAATATCAACGACTCAGGCAATTATAAACCTTACAGCGGGAGTTACGGTTACCTTAATTCAAGCGGCAACACGGGAACAGCATCAGGGCAGAATCCTTATTCAATTAACTGCAATAATAGAGTCAAAGCTTCCGAGTTTGATTCCGTTTCTTCTATTAAAACCAAAAATATTGAATCTTCAAGCAAAGATATAGAAGAGGAAGCGTTAAAGATATTTAATAAAATACCTTTCTTTAAATACAGTTATAAAGATAAAATTAAAAATGGTGAGGGGGTAACTTTTGGGGTTATTGCCGAACCTTTAAAAGAGATTTTACCTGATTATGTCGTAGAGGACAAAAGTTTTGTCCCTAACATATTACAGTCTTGCCTAATTAAACCGATAACGGAATGTAGCTATGAATTGGTATTTAAAGAAAAATTAACCAACATTGAAGGGAGTAAACTACAGTTAATTTTACTTAATAAATCAGTTGAAGTAGAGATTTTAAAAACTACCCCAAAGCGGTTAATTATTTCCTGCTCTGAAAAACTACCGGGCAACGGGTTTGCTTACGGCACTTTTGAAACCTGCCCGTCAGTTACCAAAAATAAACTTTTTGAATTATCAATGGTAGTATTAAAAAACACCTTAAAACGTGTAGATATTCTTGAAAGAAAATTAAAAAAACTTAAAAGGTAAATATGACAATAGTAAATTTTGGATATGAAAAAAAGATTATAACTCCTGATGAATTATTGTCTTTAAAAGAAGAGCCTTTTGTTATTTTAGATACAACGATTTTAAACTGTATCATTCCTCATAGAATCGGCATAAGAAAATTAAAAAATCTTGTGCCTTACAAGTGTCAAGGGGCAATCTTAAAAGTAATGCTTGGTGAACTTGTTTTTGGTGAAGTAAATACCATTGATTTTTTAGACATTTTAGAAGATCAATTTATCTTAATCAACGTCAATAACTGCAATCCTAAACCATATAAATCCGTATTAGGTTACCCTTTAACTTTAGTAAATGATGGAGAAGAGTTGTTAAACGGCGATGCTGTTTTGGAAATACATGTTTTTTATTCTGATATAGGACAAGAAAATTAACGATACCGGAAACATAAATTTATTATAACTTTACTAGGAGAAACAAAAATGAGCGTTCAAAATTTGCCAAATTTAAAAATCATAACTCAAACCCAAGTTGATTTATTATATTTTAATAGTGTAGTAGCACAAGTGTTTAGCCAACCTTCTATTTATGCTTCTATACCATCAGATGTACAATGTGTTAATCAGAATGGTAGTTATTTATTCGGTTATTATAGCCCTGCTAATCCAGAAACGCAAAAAGCATGGTATCTAGCTTTACAGTCTTCAACAACACAAACTATTGAAGATAGTAATAATTTAATTGCACAAGTACCAGAAGGAGCGCCAAAAGGCTCTGATCTAATAACTATTCTTAACACTCTTATTACTGATTGTCATTCAATTCAAGCTTTAATACCTCCCTTAGAAACATTGTAAATATTATCTATAGAGACTTTGATGAAAATAGATAAAGTTCTTTCTTTTGATGGCGGCGGCATGAAAGGTTTATTTTCTGCTTATTTCATGAAATACTTTTGCCGTGATGCAGGCATACCAAGTAATCAGATATATAAATATTTTAATATTATAGCTGGGACTTCTATCGGAGGTATTCAGGCCTTAGCATATGCAAGCGGTTATAGTCCCGATGATATGATCGAGCTATTTTTAGCTCAACAGAATCCTTTAAACAACGGAAGTAACAACCCAAGTAGTATTTTTTATCCTCCTGTCTCAACATTGCAGAAAATAAATACCATTCTATATGGCGATCAAACATGGTATCAAAATACAAACTTAAAAGCCCTGCTAAATGCTAAATTTGGGCAAAGCAAAATGTTTCAGCTAAAAACTAATGTACTAATTCCTAGCGTTGAAATCTATACAACGCAAGTACCAGATGTCGGCACTGATGTTAAAGCTTATCGTCCGGTGTTATATTCAAATATAAAATTCAGAGGGCTCGAAGGTCAGAATTATCTAGTTCAAGACGTAGCTTTATCAACAAGCGCCGCTCCTATTTATTTTCCAGCAGTTGATTCTAAAATTGACGGAGGAGTATTCCAGAACAACCCCGCAGCATTATCATGGGCTTATAACAATGCTATTAATCCTTCTGCTAATCGTACTTGTATTCTATCGGTTGGTACGGGGCTTGGGACAATAGGATTATTTGATCCAGTACCAGTGCCGCCTCCTGAATCTATAAAAAAATATCTTAATGAGTTTAGAAATTTTTTATTGTTACATAAAAATTATACAACAGAAAAAACAGAAGAAATCGTTAATTCAATCCTTCCTGATTTTGAAAATGTTTATTTGTTACTTGATTTAATATCATTAGGAATAAGTGGACCGCAAGAGGCGATTAATAAAATCTTGGAATTATTATCTTTGTATGGCACTAAAATAAATAATCAGGATTTATTTTATTATCGTTTTAATACCATTTACGACTTAAACGAAGACACAGAACTTGATACTACTAATGCTGATTTTTTAAACTACATACAAACAGCAGCAGAGCAGCAATATCAACAGGACGCCATAAAGATACAGCAATTTATTCAAAAATGTAATTTTCAAAAATAATTACATTTATACGATTTTTAAGAGTTATAAGTACTTTGTGTTATAATAAAAAAGAAAAAGGAAACATATGGCAGACTTATCAAACATTACCGCTTTAAGCGGTCTTACTATTACCAGTGATCAAACTACCGGAACTAATAATCCTAACGCTACTTTTGCTTTTCCTAGTGTTACCACTACGCAGAGAGATAAACTAGAAAACGTTACTCCTTACGTAGTAAATAGTTCTACATATAAAGTAAAACCTGGCACTGTGATTTTTAATATTACGACTGGTTTTTTACAGATTTTTGATTTTGTAAATAATGCTGGAGTATGGCAAAACGTAGTTTCAATAAATACAATTGCTAGCGGTGTCGGTCTTACTAATGGGACACCTTTTGTATTTCCATCTGGGCCGTCTGCTTCTGTTGAAGTTGCTGCTAACCAAGTAAGCGGGTTTGCTTATTATAATACAACTGGTAGTAATCTTAGAATATATGATAATGGTGCTTGGGTAACAGTTACCGGTACATAAAAAGCTTAAATGAATTATACTACTCTCTTTAACCAGATAATAGCTTATGCCAATAGAGGCGGTAGCATTGAATTTGCTGCTGCCATTCCCTATTTTATTGAGATGGGACAGCAGAAAATCTGGAAAGAGCTAAATACTCTTGGTTTTCAAAAGGCAACAGAACCTAAAAAGTTTCAAGTAAACAATGCAACTATTAAAAAACCTGCTGATTGGCAGGAAACTATTTCAATAAGCTACGGCTCGGAGGATGCATTACTTATAAATAACGTTGTCCTGCTTCCTAGAAGTTATGAGTTCTGTATAAATTACTGGCCGAATGTTAATTTAAGTGACCCCGCTAATCCTCCTCTGTTTTACTCAGATTATATATCCTTTAGAGCAGATGCAAGTCCTTATGAGTATTATCTGATCGTTCCAACTCCGGATAAAGCATATAATTACCAAATAACTTACATAGGAAGACCTAATTTAATTACAAATGAGAATCAAACAAACATACTAACAGACTATTACCCTGATCTTCTATTTTATGCTGCTTTTTTAGAGGCTCTTATTTATTTAAAGGATGATCAGAGAATGCCCGTCTATACAAAATTATATCAGGAAAGCTTAACGTCTGCTAATAATTTGACCAAAGATCGTTACATCGATCGTAGTGTAAAAAGAGATATAGGGTAATTTATGGCTACGCAAAAACAGATGTTTCCTATTACCTATAAACCGGGAATACTACGTGATGGTTCATTTTTTCAAGGAAGTTACTGCATACGGGGGCAATGGGTCAGATTTTTTAGAGGTCAACCTCAGAATATCGGGGGAATGAGAAATTATGTAATATATCTGCAAACTGTACCTGAACTGCTACCACCTAGCTCCACTCCAACCGCAGCTCTTATATACTATGATAGTGATGGGAATAAACACATTTTAGTTGGAGTTTCTCTAAATAGTGTTGATGATAAATATAGCGTAATAGATGCTACTTATAACAATATTGGTGGTCAAACCTTAACTTATTTTAAGAAATTCACTAATCCTACCAATACCTTGACACAATTTGTTGTAGTCATAAGCATTATTAATAATGTTAAAACAGAGCTAATATTGTGTTTAGGTATGAAAAACTACCTGGATATCAATAGCAACGAAGCTGTTTCTACTATCTTGGCAAAGAAAGATACTGGTGAGTTCTGGACAGTAAAATTTAAAGCAGATCCGGTTAAAAACCAAAATGAAGAATTTAAACAACCTATACCTACAGAAGATAATTTTATTTTTAAAGAAGCAACGGGAGGAATGCTTTACGTGGGAAGTAGATTATTTTATTACGGCAATAATGGGCTTGTTAGATGGTCTTCAGCATCACAGGAAAAATTAAATAAAAAAACAAACATAACCTGCCCATTTCTATTTTTTGAAGATAAATATTCCATCAATATTAGCACCGATAAAGTAATCTACGGCGCAGAGTGGCGAGGAGGAACAAACTCGCCGACTATAATCTTCTGGACACTCGGCTCCGTTGTTCTTATTAGCAATACTACAGGTAGCAATAATCAGATTATTGATGATCCTGATGACCTTTCTTTTAGCAAAAAGGTATTATCAAGAGATAGCTCCATTCTATCTTCAAATAGCGTAGTTGAATATGACG